GGATGCTAGCACTACTAGGTTTTTACTTCGGAAGTTCACAAGTTAAATAGGAGATATAAATATGCACGGAAAACGCAAATCATGTGGTGGCTACGGTAAAGGTGGCAAAAGAAAGAAGAAGTGATGCCTAAAGACGCTTGCTACAGAAAAGTAAAGGCTAGGTACAAGGTGTTCCCATCTGCGTATGCAAGTGGGGCTATAGCTAAGTGCCGCAAGGTGGGTGCTGCTAACTGGGGTAAGCGCAAGAAGAAGTAATGGCTGTACGAAAGACAAAGGAAGGTGCTGCTCTCAAGCGGTGGTTCAAGGAGAAGTGGGTAGATGTACGCACTGGAAAGCCTTGTGGTCGCCGTAAAGGAGAAAAACGTGGCACCCCATATTGTCGTCCATCTAAACGTGTAAGCAGTAAGACTCCTGTAACTAAAGGAGAAATGACTGCATCTCAGAAGCGATCAAGGATAGCCCAGAAGAAACGACTGGGACAACCAGCAGGTAAACCAAGAAGAGTAAAGGCGGTAAAGCGTGGCAATAAATAAAAAAAGTATGAAGTGCAATGTCCCTCGGAGACAAGTGTCTGGTGGGAAGAAGTTTGTTGTGAAGGCTTGTCAGGGCGGCAAGGAAAAGATTGTGCGATTTGGCGATGCCAATATGAGCATCAAGAAAAGCAACCCTGCCAGGAAGAAAAGCTATTGTGCTAGGTCTGGTGGCATTAAGGGTAAAAGCAATAAACTGTCTGCTAACTACTGGAGCAGACGAGCTTGGAATTGTTAGATGGCAAGATATAGCTCATACGGAAACTTAGATAATCGGATTCAAGAGGATCTAGACCAAGGGTTTACAGGCTTTAACAATAAGTTAAGGCCAGATCAGTTGCGTCCAGGTATTTTGACTGAATCTAATAATGGACGTATGGACATTAATGGAGAGTGGCAACCAAGAAAAGGTATTGAGTTACTTTCATCTCCGTTTACTGCTGGCGTTTTTACATTGCCGTTTTATCTGTACGAATCAATTCCTGCTGTTAGTTCTTTTAGCCGATCTGGAGATGTTATTACTGTAGACTTTGGACTTAATCCTCACGGTATAATAGATGGTACTGGTGTAAATATTAGTGGATTTGATTACACAGGGCTTATAAATCCTAATGGAAATTTTATTGCTACCCGAATAAGTGATTACGTTATTACTTATACCGTAACTGGATTAGATAGTAGTCCTATTGATGATGGACTAACTGTTACTGGAATGAAGCTAGATGCTACCGCTGATAACTTTATTGAAGCTTCTTGCGAGTTCTCAGATCCTAATAATGATTCTGAGTCTTACGTAGCTTGCGTAGCTACCAACAGTACTGTTCTTGTTAAAACTGCTGATTCAGGATCTACTACAGTAACACTTACTTATCCTGCTGGAGAAACCGTTCCAGAAGGAAGTACAGTAATTCAAGCGTTTAACAAGTTGTACATATTCCGCAAAGGAGATATTGCAATGGAGTGGGATGGAGATATTTCTTCTCCTACATTTTCTCTTGTAGGAAATGGTGATTACACTCAGCCAGTTAGACTAGGAGACGGTGGAAGTAATACTGTTATTTCAGATGGTGTAGTTACTGTAACCGCTACTGCTCATGGACTATCTGTTGGTGAAGAAGTTGTTGTAATTGAGTCTTCCGACCAGTTAGTGGTTGGTGATTCTTATACTATTGCAAGTGTTCCTGATGCTAACACGTTTACTTTTTTTGCTCAGTACGACGACGAAAGTTCTCATAATAATCATTATAGCAAAAAAACATCTCAAGGGCTTGGGTTTACTCATATGCCTGCTCCCGAGTTTGGAGTTTACCATCAGCGTAGATTGATTGTTCCTTACCAGTACGATGTAACAGGGACATCTGGATCGTCTGTTATTACTGATCGAAACATTGTTGATGAGGCGTTGTTTTCGGATATATTAGATGCAGATACTTACGACAGGATTTACGGGCAGTTTAGATTTAATGCTGGTGCTGCTGATTTTATTGTAGGCTTTCATTCTTTTTCGGATGACAAGTTAGTTGTTTTTAATCGCAATAGTGTACATATTGTTGCTAACAGTTTAGATTTAGGAAGCTCAGTATCTCAGTTAATTACTAACGAGGTTGGTTGTTTAGCCAGGGATAGCATACAGCAGATAGGTAACAGTATGATATTTTTGTCCGACAATGGAGTTTATGGACTAGACTTTATTGATTTGTACAATCTTAGAGGACAAGATGTTCCATTATCAGCATCTATTGAGGGAACTATTAAAAGAATTAATAAGGAGTACGCAAGTAAAGCTAAGTCTGTTTACTTTGATAATAGGTACTACTTAGCTGTACCCCTTGATAATAGCACCACTAATAACGCTTTACTTATTTACAACTTCCTGAATAAACAATGGGAATCTATAGACAGTATTGATGACCCTGACTGGGAGTACAGTGAACTAACTGTTGCTGGTGAGGGAGATAAGCGTTCAGTGTACGCAATAAATCGTAACGGTGGAGTTCATCAGTACGAATCTAGGATTGATGACAGGGATCTATACATGGTTCAAGTAGGTGGTACTGTTACTGATTCACAAGTGCTGTCTTCAGCTATTACTAGGATGTTTAATCTTAATTCTTTAGACCGCAAAAAGTGGAACAATTTTGACTTGCATATTCAATCTAGTGAAGATAATACTTCAGATGCAGACCTGGAAGCAATCACAGAAAATATTGATGATATAATAGACCTGAACAGCATTAGTGATCTTAACGGATCTCCTCTTGCTATTGATGAAGATGTCTCATTAAGGGGCAGATTTGGAAACAGAAGAGCTTACGGATTACAATTTAAATTAACGACAACTAAGGGCAGACCTAGATTAAGAGCATTAAAGGTAGCTGGAGCTACAACATTTAGAAGTTTAGATAAGGCAGAATAATGGCGGTACTTACAACAGGAAACACGTTTGTTAGCGGAAATCAAGTAACAGCAAGTTCTTTAAATAATGCAGTTAATGATGCTGAATTTGCTGATGGAGCAGTAGATGGAATCTCTACTCAAAAATCAAGCTCTGGCGCAATCATTGTTAAGGACTTAGGTATTAGCAGTGGCAAAATTGCTATTGATGCTGTTGGAACCGATCAGCTAGCAAACGATGTAGTAATTAACACAAGCGGTAGCATTACTGGAGCTGCTGGATCTTTTACCACTCTTGCAGCATCCGATGATGTCAACTTCGATTCAGGTACACTGTTTGTCGATGCGTCTGCTGACAAGGTAGGCATTGGCACTACGTCGCCTCCAAATAAGCTTTCAGTTTCTGAAGCATCAACAGATTTCGCAGCTTTAATAACGAATAGCACTTCCAGCGGTAACGGATTAAAAATCAATGCTGGTGATAATTCTGGCGACCGAGTTATTGAGCTAAA